GTTACAGCGGCAAACTGTCGGGCGGTCTCACTCTTGCCCGTGCCCTTGGGGCCACCAAACCAGATCGACTCACCCGTGTCCTGAGACAACAGCAGGTGTTGGAGGATGCCCTCAGTCCAGATGAAGTTGGGGTCAACAGCCGGGGAGGTCGGGTCATTCCAGATGTCCACGGTCAACTGGTTTCCAGCACGATCCAGCACGTTCACGCCAAACGCATCGAGACAGGTCTCGGTGCCCACCACATGGACGGACGACAGGTCGGCCACCACGGCTTGAGCACCAGCCGCCTCGACTGCGGCCTTGAACGGTGCGAAGGCATCGGCCACGACCTTGGCCACGGCCTCTTCAACCTTACGGTCATCAACCTGAACATCCCCCACCTTGGTTGAAAGCTTGTTGATGCCGTCCTTGATGTCTTCCAAGCCTTGGGTGCGCTCGGTGCGCTCGTTGTCTAGTCGCACGACCACATCCCGCAAGATGTCCTTGACCTTGCCCAGCACCTGATGGGCATCCAATGCCGACTGCTCGGCACGGTTGGCGACAGCGGCCACGGCAGAGACATCAGCCTGTTGGCCCAGCGAAGGGTTGGCGGCAGGGGTGATGGGCGTGGCGGCATGGACATCATTGATGCTGATGCGTCCATTGACCACAGCCTCAGCCAAGGCCCGAACAGCGGCGGCTTTTTGCTCAGCAGGTGTGCCGGGCAGGGGAAACAGGTTGATCAGGGCATTGTGTGCGCCCAGCACTTGGGCGATGGGCAGTTTGACGAGGTCACGGCTGACTTGTTGGATTGCGATGGTCATGATGGGCTCCAATTAGGCGAGGTTGAGGGTGTCGTGATCGACAGGGCAGGATGGAAGGCCAAGGTCGGCCCATTTGGCAGTCAGGCGCACGGTGTACCCACAAGAGGGGCACACGGCCTTAAGCATTCGGGTGCCCTGCGTCTTGCGGTTGGACATGGTCAAGGCGGCGTGTGGATAGGGGCCAAGGCTGGAGATGATCGCCCCGTAGGTCGGCTCAAACTCAGCACCACGGCCAGTGGCTTTCCATCCCTTAGGGCCAATGCTGGGCACAAGGTGCATGGCGGCGGCGATGCGCTGGAAGTTCACCCCGTGGTTCATTGCACCTGCGGTGCTATGGCACAGTTCATGCACCAGCACCTCAAACACCTGCAAAGGGTTGTCCAAGGTGGGCGAGATCAAAACCTCAAAGGTCTTGTCTGCGGAGGCGGTGTCTGCCCAACATTCGCCGATGGCACCCGAGCGTTTGGCGTTACTGGGAAACCCGCAGGTCACCCGAACGTTCGTTGGCAGGGGCTTGCCAGCCAGTTCAAAGAAGGGGCGCATTTCACTCACGGCGGCGGTGAGCCAGTCTTCACGGTTGGTAGTTGTCATTTGCTTCTCCATTTGCTAGTGATTGTAGATGATGTAAACAGATGCTGTCAAGCACCGGGGAATTTCGACAGGCCATCACCGCTGATCATGAGGTTGGCGATGGTGTTGGTCTTGCTCTGCTCGGGTGGCAGTTGGCAGATGGGGAAGATGCCCTCCAGCAACCTGACCTCTGCCTGATGGGCCAGTTCTCGGATGCGGCTCTCACTGACGTGGCCGTCAATGTGCGTGGCGGCGATCCACCGTTTGATTTGTTCGATGCCGATGTCGTTGACGATGTGCATGGTTTGCTCCGGTTAAACACAGGCCAAGGCCCACGGTGTGGGCTATGGTGTGGGCTCAAGGTCGGTCTTTAAACAGTCGCAGGGCCAGTGCCTCATGGCCCACATGGCTGAAGCTTTCCTTGATGTAGGCTTTTGCCTCGCCAAGGGGCATGGCCCACAGGTCGTCCACGAGGGACATCAATGCGTCCTCTATCTGCGCCCGGCTAAGTTGGAGGTCATCAATGGCTTGGGCATCTTGCACGGCTTGGTTGACACGGTTGGCGAATGTGTTCATGGCTGGGCCTTGTAGGTTTGGTAGGAGCGGATGGGACTGCGGCGGTTGGTGAAGTGGTCAACGAAGGCAGGGGTGATCCCGGCCTGTTTAAACGCACCAATCAGCAGGGACAGGTCGCAGTCCTCTTCAAGGTAGACCGACTGCCCACGTTGGTAGGAGTAGGTCGAGACCTTGTCGGCGATGCCAAGGTCGGTCAGCACGGTGCGCTTGACTGCGGCCCAGCCATGGCCGGGGTCAGAGTAGAAGTGAATTTTCATGGTGGCCCCTTACTTGACAGACTTGATCAGGCCATCGGCCATCACCACGTTGGCGAAAAACTCGCGGCCCTTGTGGGTGATGTGTGGGCGGTTGGCCCCGGTCAGTGTGCCGTTGTCCCGGTACTCAGCACCGAACATGGATGTCTCGATGTAGCGCAGGGGCTTGCCGATGGATTCTTTGAGGGCTTTCTTGGACTCGTAGTTGAAAACTAGCATGTTGGTCTCCGGTCAGTGCGACATTGCACTGGGAAGCCCTCGGTGGGAGGGCAACCCGCTGAAATGTCAGGCTGTTGGGGTCAGGACGTCTTTGATGGTCATGCCTGTGGTGCTTTTGACGATGATCTCAGGCCAGTCACCCAAGGGTTTTGCGGCCAGCTTCTCAAGCATCAGGTCGATGTTTGACTGAGAGCGAAGCAGTCGGGCGGCGCACTGTGCTTGCTGGTGGACAAGCATCGCTCGGGTCAGGCCGTCCCAGTAGACGGTGTTGGGGTTCTTGTTGAAGTCCTTTTGGGCTTGCTTCAAGGCGTTCAAGGCGAAGGTTTTGACGTAGTCGTAAGTGATGTTCATGATTGTCTCCAGTTAGATGCCAAGGGATTTGAGGTAGCGTTGTGCGCTTGCGTCCACCATCAGGACGCTGAAGGGATGCTTCAAGGCGTGGGCCTTGATACGGGCCAGCGTCTTATCGGATGGTGCGGCGAAGTGTTTGTCGATCAATGCTTGCATGGTGGTCTCCAGTGGTTGAACAAATTCGGTTTGTGCGCTAGTGCAAGTGGACTGTGATCTACAAGTGGCTAGCGAACGATGCTGATCATATACTAGTTTAAACATGTCAACCGATACCCGAGGAAAGTGTAGGGTTATTAGGTCGAGGGCCAGCCTACGGGTGCTGATGTACAGGGTGAGACGCAGGGAATGGGTGCTCTTATATGTAGGGATCAACACACAGGATGAAGGGGCCTACAAGGCCCTAAGAGGGGTCGAAGCGGGGTAGGTATGGGTGGGATTTAAACAGGGCCAGCAGGCCCGGTGTGCGATGAGAAAGCATTACAAAACTTATCCACAGTATCCACAGGAGGTTGTGGATAACTCAACTTATCAACAGGTGGTTGTGGATTGGTGTGGACAACTTTGTAGTACCTTTTCATCGCACAAGTGCTTTAAACGGGTGATCGAAGGTGGGTGAAGGGGTAGGTACCTTGCAGGGGTGATCGTGGCTCTGGTAGACTCCGGCGTGCGAACGGTGCTGGAAGTTTAAACAGACTGGTCGAAACCACAGAGGTGAAACAATGAGCGATACACAAAGGCCCGGGAGGGCCAGCAAAGATGAACTGCTTGCGGCATTGGAGGCGGCACACTTGAATGATGACGAGGGCGAGGACGAAGGCCCGGAAATCAGCGAAGCTGAACGGTTGGCCGCTCACGCAGAACCCCCAGTCATAAGGACAGATGGAAAGCCAAGAGGGAGCGAAGACTACAAGAGGGTGCAACCTCTCACGCCATCACAAATGGAGTTCACCAAGGGGATGATCGCAGGGAAGACCATGCGCCAAGCCTACAGGGATGCATACCCAAATGCCAAAGGATCAGACCAAGTGATCACCTCCAGCGCATACAGACTGAGCAGAGACCCACGCATCCAACACGCACTACAGGAAGCATGGGGAGAGACCATCGAAGTGCTGTCGGAGGACACGGCGTCGACCAAACGGTATGTGCTCAAAGAGTTGTTGGCACTCACCAAAGGAGCCAAGCAGGAAGGGTCACGGTTGAAAGCACTGGAACTGATGGGCAGAGCCGCTGGTATGTTCAACCACACCATCGAAGCAGTGACTGAGAAACCCAGCGCAGA